GGTGATGGTGACAGCGGACAGGGTAGTGGCTCACTACCTAATGGACAGCAGCCGTTCGACCAGCATGATTGGGATGGTGCACAAGAACTCACTGCCGATGAACAACGTGAACTCGCACGGGAACTTGATGAGGCGGTACGCCAAGGTGCACTTGCTGCAGGTAAGATGGGTAGTGGGGGTGATCTAGACCTACACGAACTACTACAGCCGCAGATCAACTGGCGTGAGACGTTGCGGGAGTTTGTCACGTCCACGTGTGCAGGTAACGACTACTCTACATACAGTCGCCCCAACCGCAGGTACTTGTCCTCGGGTCTATACATGCCGAGCGGTATCAGTGAGCAAGTCGGGGAACTGGTATTGGCGATCGACACGTCAGGTTCAATCGGACAGCGCGAACTGTCTGCGTTCTTGACCGAGGTCAAAGAGATATGCGATACGGTCCACCCCGATGGAGTGCGCCTATTGTATTGGGACACCAAGGTATGTCGTGACGAGAAGTATGACGTACATGAACTCGATGACCTTGTGCAGTCTACCAAACCCGAAGGCGGTGGCGGCACAGACGTTACCTGCGTCACCGATTACATTCGGGACAACAACATCAACGCGCAAGCGGCTATCGTACTGACAGATGGGCACCTCTACGGTGGCTGGGGTCAATGGAGCATGCCTGTGCTGTGGTGCATCATGGACAATCTAGGTGCCAAGCCCGACGTGGGAGTGGCCGTGAACATCAAAACAAGGGATATGTGAGATGGGCTACAGGAGTGACGTGTATATCGGTGTTGCGTTCCAGAGCGAGGCCGACTTAAAGGAAGTACTCGCCGTGTACGCCCTCGACCAACGGGTGCAGAAGCTAAACCTACTGAAAGAGTGGGGCGTTATGGAGGACAACATCCTGTTCTGCGCAATCGAGGGTACGAAGTGGTATGCAGGATTAGATGTGCAAGGGATAGAACATATGCTAACCTTAGCAGAGCAGTTCCATGCCGAGCGTGGCATGCCAGTAGCGTACAGGTTTGTGCGTATTGGCGAAGATGAGTGTGACCTAGAAATCCGTGAAGAGCACGGTGGGGATGAAGGCCAGCTAATTGAAAAACTATGGGATGGTATGCGTACCACCCGAACTGTGGAGATAAGCCTATGATTATGATTGTAGAACGCACGGTGCAGTGCCCTGTGTGTGACGGCGAGGGACTTGAGACCATCGAGATCATCTGCCCTCAGTCGTACAGCCGAGATGTCGGTGAGATATACGAGGACCAGCGCCACTGCGAACGGTGCAATGGCTCAGGTGAAATAACTAAGGATGACGACGAGGACGAATAATACCGCACGACCGAAGACTAGACCAACCAAGGATACTAACCAATGGCACTAACATATTCATCTCACACCTCGTTCGAAGAGGTAGTGGCTCACTACAATGCAATCACACCTATGCGTGGCAGCACCAACGCAGGTAAGGACATACGCCCTATCGGGGATCGTAACCGTAAGTGGGAACGCATCGTCAAGATCAGCGCCAACTGCTACGCATTGTCCGATGGCTTCCACATGGGTGACGAACACTTCCCTGCATACATGCCATACGAAACTACCCTCGCGAACATGGAGAAGTATGCACCTATCGTGTGGCGCAAGAAGCGTGACGGCACGACGGAAGTCACACTACGCAACGGGTATGGACCATACGCACACAACTCGCGCTATGCTTTCCTGTACCGCCACACGCCCAAAAATATATGGTTCCATATCCGCAACGGTAAGCAATTCCTCCGGCAAGGGGGTACGCACTACTATCTAGCCAAGACCCGTACCGCGCCGAAAGCGGTATACGCAGAAGCACAGCGGCTTAAAGCCCTTCCAGATAATACCAATTACCACTCACGCCGGACAGCAGCATGGGCCAGAGCGCATGACGACAACTCTGCTGTTGTGTTCCGCACTAACGAGCACGGTGGTTTGGATCATGTCGAGGGTACAGGACAAGACTTGGCCAAGTACAAGGGGCCGACGGTCAATAAAGAAGCCAAGGCCAAGTACAAGGACGACATACGTAAATTCTTTGAGTGGGGCATGACTATGGCACCGATGCTACCACTAGGGGACAAACAGTACAAAACGGATAACGCCATCACGCTTCGTGAGCAAGGAAGCCATACGCTACCCACGTGGCACACCCTGCGGCTGAAACCGTCAGCAGCACGGCGTATGGTGTGCGACGAACAAAGCCCCGCCAGATTACCGCTGTGGGTAGAGTTCGCTAGTACTTGTACTGACAGATCGTGGGGTATGAACACGGAATACTACACGCAAACAGTAAAAACCAAGGAGGACTTGGCCCGTGTACGGGCACGTTTCAACACATTCATCAACAACCAACTAGGATTTATTACAGGAGGAAAGAAGTAATGCTACACTTAGAATTAGTACAGATCATCAAAGCCAACGAGAATCTAGGCAATGAGAATTTCGGGGTGCTGGATATGGCAAGTGACCTCAAAGACGCTGTTCGCGGACTGCACACGGCGCGCAGGTGCGATTCATCCGTGTACGTGTACCGACCACAAGACACATATGTCATGGGCTGGATATGCTATCAAGACCACATGCTTGGTGGGGACGGCAAGAGACGGTACTCTGTATTCTCTCCGAATATACGAAACAGCAGATATCATCACGGCCAACGCAAACACATGTCTAGCTCCCTGCAAAGAGCCAAGGGTGTCAAGAACGCGATGAAGTACTTGCGCCCGTTGACGGTGCTACAAGTACTATCCCAAGCACAAGCAGGGTTCTATGACAAGCTGGCCGCGGTGAAGGACGCAGCTGGGGCCGCGTACAGCAAAGTGGTAAATACTAAGGAGTTTAGCCTGTTCCCTATGAGCACATATCGCATGCAGAATCCTGCCGCGTTACAAGTCGAACTGCAGGCCGCACTCAACTCGGGCTATAAGTTCCTCAACAAGGGGTTGGAAGCGGACCTACGCGCATCGTTTTCTGCACTGGATGAGTTTACCGACAGTAAACAACTTACGGATAGGAAGCATACGTTTGTCGAGGCTTACACAGTAGGCGACAGTACACGTTTCCGTGGGTTCAATAACGTGGGAAATAGTCGGGGTCTTTTAGGCTTGGATGAAGGAGCCGCGTTTGACTACGCACAGGAAGAACTACCCGAGAGTATATTGGAAGGTATATCGGTGTTGTCTATGGTCGAAGCAGGTCATTACGTTGCCGGAGTTGGTATCAAGCGGGCCGACAATATGTTCTATTTGAGCGAGCAATAATACTGTGAGCGTAAGCAAGGACATCACGTACCGCGTAACAGTACACCCCACTACGAATGAGGTAGAGATAATGGCCTTTGAACTCATAGGCGTTGACACGTCAGCTTTAGGACTGTACGACAGTATAGATCAGGCACCCTCTTGGGTTCAAGAACGTGTTGCCACCCTAATGATGATAGACCCCACCCCACCGATTGAACCAGTGGAGGGTGTAGGTCGAAGGATCGACGCATCAACGTATTGGGTACACCCATAACAGGTAGTGACTCACTACCGTGGGGGGCTACGGCCCCTCACCCACAATTACAGAAGCCAGTTACTAAGACAAACGGAGAAATATAATGGCGATGACACCGGAAGCTAAGGTCAAAAAAGTAGTGACTAACTACCTAAAGAAGATGGGTGCCTACTACTTCTACCCCGTTACGGGTGGCTTCGGACGCAGTGGCGTACCTGACATAGTTGCATGCTACAAAGGATTATTCTTCGGCATCGAATGTAAGGCGGGGAAGGGTAAGACCACCGCACTTCAGCAGAAGAACTTGGAAGACATCAAGACCGCAGGAGGATTTGATTGGGTCGTAAATGAAACGAACATGCACGACACTGAAGGGGTGCTCACAGCGTGGGCAGACTTATAAACATAACCAAACTCAAAGGATTATTACTATGATTACTGAAACAGTATACATCGAAACCCAGCTCGACACCCTTACAACCTTCGGAGTCCGTATATCTACTGGTGAACAAGTATTCATCAACGCAAAGGTTGCGCGCAAGCATGGCATCAAAGAGGAACAGACGCGTGAGCTAACCATGCTACCCAACTTTAGTAGCTCCCATGAGGACACGCCGTGGAGAGCTGTTGGGGTATCTGTATCCGACGCTAGTACGCCACATCCCGAAGTTGCGACGCCCCGTGTGGAGTTGGCCAAACTCGAAGACCGTATCATGGATTACTTCTGGGCCGAGCTCGAAGATCAGGTACCGCAAACTGCACCTGCATTAGCCATTGCGTTAGGTGACGAAGACTTAGTCATGCAGCAAACATTAAGCCGTATGCACATGTCAGGTGAGGTTGCTAAGGCACAGGTGTGGGCCAGAGGAACCCAAGAGAAGGCGTCTAGGGTTTTATGGGCACCAGATGTTCATTGGTTCGCCATGTATAGACCCGAGGAATAGTAATGGATGGCAAATTACCCCCCGCTCTCGATGCTGAGTTACGGTTCTTACGGCGGCAGGTAGATTTCTGGCAGCAGCAGATGATTAGCAGGGATAATTCTCCCTCTGCTACTCAGCGGTACCAGTACGCCAAGGATGACCTGACTAAGTTTGTCAGCAATAGAAGAAAAGAAGGATACAAGCTATGAGTATGTCTAAAAAAGAAGAGCAGGTGTGGGAATACCTAGTTCGTAACCGCCAAGCCACCGTCCCCGAAGTTGTAGATAAGTTTGGTTTTGACCGGATGTTTGTGCAGGGATTGTTTGATCGCATAGCGTCACCCAACTGGAGAGAAGAAGCACCTGCAAGGTCGAAGCAGGTGGGCGGCTCTCACTACAAAGATATGAAGGTGCAGCCGTGGGACGTTATGGAAGCTGTGCTTACACCCGAGGAGTTCATCGGGTTCCTAAAGGGTAACGTCGTCAAGTATTCGCTGCGCCAAGGCAAGAAGGACAGCGATGATTCTGGTAAGGCAGCGCATTACATCGCCAAGCTGAAAGAGATGCGGGTATGAAGGACACGGTAGCCGCAAAACTACAGAGCAAAGTAGCCATACAACGCACGGAGATCGCGCGTCTAATACAGCGATTGGAAGTTTTAACCCGAGAGAAAACCGAATTGGTTAGGGATATAAAATGGCTGCGGGGGGAGAAAGAATGACTGAATCAACATGGGGCGATGAGAACAGACGTAAGTTCGAAAATGCACCTAAGATGGTGCTATCCTCTAAAGGTAGACGCCTATCGTTGCGAAGCGTCGAGATAATACAGCGGTACCGTGATGGGCAGCGCCCGATAGAAATAGCGCAGGAGATGGCCCTGCAATACCAAAACGTAGTCGGTGTAGTCCACAGGGCGATGAAGCGCGGCGATGCGGTCGATGTGCGTAAAGCGTACACCAACGAAGAACGTATGGCTCGTGCAATGAATAATCCTGCGTTTAAAGTTGGCAGTCTGAGGAGGAACATTAGTACGGGCATGACTGAAGATGTGTACCTAGCGATAGTTAGACGCATGACGAAGGGAGGATATTCTACCTTTGCGGAGTACATGGTCGAGGCCGCAATAGATGCGCATTACGCAGAAGAGGAGGCAAAGTAATGGACATATATACACTCGACTTCGAGACGTACTACGATCAGGAGTTCTCGCTGTCCAAGATGACGACAGAAGCGTACGTACGTGACCCTAGATTCGAAGTAATCGGCCTCGGCATCAAGAAGAACGATAAGTCTACGAAGTATATGGACGATCCGGAGCAGATCAAAAGTCTGTTAGGCCGTATAGATTTCTCCAACGCTGGCATTGTGTGTCAGAATACTATGTTCGACGGGGCTATCTTGAGTTGGTTGTACGGCGTCAAGCCGAAGGTGTGGTTCGATACGATGTGCATGGGTAGAGCTTTGCACGGAGTGGACCAACCTGCGTCCCTTAGAGCCTTGTCTGAACGCTATGGTATTGGCGAGAAGGGGTTTGAGGTGCTCGCCGCTAAGGGTAAACGACCCGCCGATTTCACTGCAGAAGAGGCGAAGAAGTATGGGGAGTACTGCATCCAAGATGTTGAGCTGACGCACAAGTTGTTCAAGATCATGGGGGCTAAGTTCCCAAAGGTGGAGTTGAAATTAATCCACGCAACATTGAGCATGTTCATCCACCCCGTGCTTGATCTGGACCTTGGCCTATTGGAGCAGCACCTAGAAGACACACGTGACCGCAAGGACAAGCTGCTCATAGAAGCGGGGGTAGAGGACAAGAAAGACCTGATGTCCAACGCCAAGTTCGCTGGTATGCTGCTGGAACTTGGCGTTGTGCCGCCCATGAAGATCAGTGCCACGACAGGTAAGGAGACGTTCGCGTTTGCCAAGACCGATGAAGACTTCAAGGTGTTACAAGAGCATGAGGATGACCGCATACAGACGCTAGTAGCGGCACGTCTGGGGAACAAGTCTACCCTAGAGGAAACACGTACGGAGAGGTTCATAGGTATATCTAAACGTGGGTTACTCCCGGGACCGATCAAGTACTATGCAGCGCACACAGGTCGGTGGGGAGGTATGGATAAGATAAACCTGCAAAACCTGCCTAGCCGTGGGCCGAACGGTAAGAAACTCAAGAGTGCTATCATCGCCCCCGAGGGGCACACCATTGTCGAAGCCGATTCCTCTCAAATTGAGGCGCGGGTATTGGCATGGTTCGCTGGGCAGAACGATCTTGTGGATCAGTTTTCCAGAGGTGAAGACGTATACAAGTATATGGCGTCAAGCATCTACAACGTAGCCGTAGAGGATGTCACTAAGGACCAGCGGTTCGTGGGTAAGACTACTATTCTCGGTGCGGGCTATGGCATGGGTGCAGAGAAGTTTGGCACACAGCTGCAG